AAAATATTTACAGACTCGAAAGTTATGGAGTTTTGAATTTCAAAAATTGATCCCTAAAAGTTTTATTATCAACTATATATGGGGGAATGCTACTCTTAATTAATAACATGTCATTGCATCAATATAATGGGTAAAAAGATAAAGGAAAAATTCCAGTTCGGTTTAGATTTTCAGGAGGGTATACTACACTTTGTAATCGCAAATAAACAGATTGGGTACAAAGTTCTTGAGTTGATTGAGGACTCCTATTTCACCACAATCCCTTGCCAGATTATCGCTTACGTATTAAAGAGGTTTTATAAGAAACGGAGAAGGATACCAGGCAGGTCTGCTACCAACGAACAATTCCGCGATCTATACTCTGGCAAATTGGGTTTATCTGCTGACCTACTGAATTCACTTGACCGTGAAGAACGACAAAACATTGACAACCTTCTGACCAAATTCTACACTCAACCCTTATTGGACGGGGATGAGATAATGGAAAAGGTTGTTGAGTTTTGCAGGTATATAAACCTGAAGGATGCTATCGAAGGTAACAACCTTCTTGATTTTGCCTCCTATGATAAGTTCTCGAAAAAGATACAGAAAGCTATAACCATCGGGAATAACTTAGATGGGGATGACGGTGTATTCCTAATAAACGGCTACCAGGAAAGAGCTTGGCACAGGGACGAAGCTGAGAAGCCTCCAACTCCTTTCAAGCAAATGAACTTACACCTCAATGGTGGAGGACTCAATCCTGGTAGCCTTATTGTTATATTAGCAGAGGCTAAGAGGTTTAAGACGGGTATCCTTATTAATATTGCAAAGGGCTACCTTAAAATGAAAAAGAAGGTACTGTACCTGGATTATGAGAATGGCCAAAAGGCATTAGCAACCAGGGGTGAGCAATCCATAATACATACAACTCAAAGTGATTTGATAAATGGTACAGTAGAACCCAAGCTAGCCAAGATGATAAGGAAGTATAGGAGATTGGGAGCTGAGTTAGTTATCAAAAGGATGCCCGCCTATACTACAACCTCTAATGACCTGCAGGCATATGTGGATAAGATATACCTAAAGTATGGGCTTAAATTTGATGTGGTAATATGTGATTATGCAGATTTGCAGGGAGCAAGTAGTGGGGAGAATGAAAAGGAGGATAAAAGGATAAGCGATGCCTATATAGACCTAAAGAATTTTGCCGAGCATAATAAATACGAAGCAATATACACAGCATCCCATGTTAAGAGGGAGGCAGCTAAGAGAAGAGGAACCAAGTATGAGCAGAATGATGTGGCCAAAGCAATTGATAAAGTAAGGCATGCTGATGCTATATGGGGCCTCCAGGAAAGTGAAGAGGAGATTGAAAATGGGGTAATGCGTATTGAAATCATTGATCAACGTGATGGGGAAAGAGATGGGAAGGTATTACTATGGGTGGATATTGCTAAGCAGACAGTCAGGGAGTTTAATAAGGATGAACGAAAAGAATACTATGAGCAGATGGGCATGACTTCTGAGGGTAAGAAAAGAAAAGCTGAAAAGCAGAGTGATCTATGAACTATAATAAATCCATAAAGTCAAAATTATATGGCTATTTCAAGCAGAGGCTCACGACTAAGAAGTCTACTAAGGGCTATGAGCGTACCAATTGCATTTATTGTGGGGGAGATTATACTTTTGGGATTAACGTCTCAATGGGTAAAGCCCACTGTTTTAAGTGTGGGGAACGTCCTAGCCTCTTTAAGCTTGTTATGGACATTGAGGGTTTTGAAACGTACCAAGAGCTAAGAGCTTTCCTTAATGTACAGCAGGAGTATGAGGCATTTGATAGGATACAGGAAGTCAAATCACTAAAGGATGTAACAGAGATAGATCTTCCGGAGAATTTTAACCTTATCAACTATGCCTCCAATAAGATTGGTAAGATGGCCCAATCCTATTTGAAGAAACGTGGATTTGAAATAGACAACCTTACCTTGAGGGGTGTAGGCTATTGTGACGATGGTGAGTATATGGGGTATATAGTATTCCCATTTTATAGTAGAGGTAAGCTTATATATTTCCAGGGTAGAAGGTTCTTAGAATTAGCAGGACCCAAGATGAAGAACCCTAACGAAGAGGAGCTGGGCATAGGTAAAACCAAAATCATATATAATGAAGAGGCATTGTATTTATATAATAAGGTATGGGTAGTAGAATCAATTACCAATAGCTTAACCCTGGGGGATACTTCCACAGCTACCCTGGGTAAATCAGTATCACCCTATCAAATATCAAAGATTATAAGCAGCCCCTGCCAAAAGGTTATAATAGGCTTGGACCGGGATGCTATAGATAAGGCATGCTATTTAGGTATGCAATTAGTTCACTACAAGAAAGTGAAGATTATAGTACCACCTACTGACGAAGATATTAATGACATGGGAAAGGCTCAAACCAGGAGATTGGAAAAAGGTTCACCTTACTTGACCTATATAGACATACTTAGACTGAAAAATAAAAATGAACAGGATACCCTCAATTCATATACGCAAAGACCATCTAGTTACAGTTCTTTCCGAGGTGCTTCCTAAGCTTAGGCATATGGGGTTTGACTATGAAAAACTAGCAGATGCCATCCTATATAAAGCAAAGGGGAAGGCAGCAACCAATAGGTCTATAACAGTTTCTAACGAAAAGATTTTAAAGAAAACCGAAAAGATTAAAGCCTCTTATCAATCAGAGGCTGGTTTATTCTCAGCAACCTTAGTGAGGATAAGGAGAGAGCTAAAGCATAGGGGTATAAATCAAATAAAGCAGGGAGATTCAGAGTGGTTGCAGATAAAGGAGGTGGCAGCATTAGCCACAGAATTTTGTAATGAATATGGGTTAGTACAAAGGGAGGGTTACGAGCAGTACTGTAGGATAGCCTTAGGTATGATGCGTAACTACTCCCTTAATAAATTTAAAAGCCTACATCCTGTAATCTTTAAACAGTACGATGCCCTGGAAATAATAAGGTCGGATAAATACCCAGAAAGGACATTGAAGGGGCATGATATATATTGCTCCATTATTGAGGAGAAAGTAGGATATGTACAGGGGTACAAACAGCAGCCAGAGAAGTATATGTATTTTGTACTAGCAAGAATAGAGGCCGATAAGTTTGATGTACCTGTAGGAGTTTATATTAAAGCTCAATTTGTATACCTGGAGTTTACTAATTCATTCCCTGACCCTGTTCAGTTGATAGGTCAGAAAGCAATTGAGAGGTTACAGAAACACTGCTATGATCAGGGTATTAAATTGGGTAAGAAAGCTGCTAAAATTAACTGGGATAAAATCCGAAAACAATGATAACAGTAAATATCTTTAATGACAAAAGCCAACTCACTGGACCCAGGAAATATATAGAAGAGGTCCGGGAGCATTATAAGATAAGGAAGAAAAATTACTTCTGGAGCCAAGCCTATAGGAAAGGGTACTGGGATGGCTATATAAGGTACATAAGTGATGTGAATGGATTGGTATCTACTGGGCTTATACCTGAAGTATGTGAGGTAATGAAAAAGCTGGACATACCTTTTGAGATAGAGGATAAGAGGGATAAGTTTAAGCCCATGGAATTAATAACCGAGATTGCGGGGGATAAGCTAAGGGACTATCAGCTTGATGCAGTTAAAGCATGTATTGATAATAAGCTATACGGTATAAGGTTTACAAGGGGTATATGTTGGGCTGCAACTAATGCAGGTAAGTCCTATATTATGGCAGGTGTATTTGCCTCTTACTCTAATAAGAGAAGGGGCATCCTCTTGATTGATAATTCGGAGATATACGTTCAGTTGGTGGAGGACTTCAAAGCATTCTTTCCCGATGAAGTGGGCTGCATAGATAGTGACCATCTAGTGCTTGACAAACGTATAACTGTATGCATGGTGCAGACACTTGCAAACAGGACTAGAAAGATGCCCAAAGTAGTTCAATTCTTACAACAACAGGATATGGTTATAGTAGATGAGTGTGACACTTGTACTACCTCATATTATAAGACAGTATTGGGTAAGCTTCATAATGCCTCCTTAAGATTGGGATTCACTGGTACTTTCTTAATGAGAAAGGATAAAACCAAGGACAAGGAGGTTACTGCTTACTTTGGTTCTGTACTTTATAGGATAAGTAATCAGGACCTTATAGAGAAAGGGGTATCAATGAATGCCACTATTAAAATGTTCTTGGGCAGTGATGGTATAAAGGTTAAGGGGGACTGGAAGGCTGAGTATGATGCAGCAATAGTAAACAATAAGAGAAGGAATAAAAAGGTATGGAGAAGAGCCTTAGCCAATTATGAGAAGGGAAGGTTACCAATGGTTATAATGTTTAAGTATAAGGAGCATGCCAAAAAACTAATGAAACTCATACCCGAAGAGCTAAGTCATTTAACTGTTGATTATGTACATAGTGGTATATCAGATGGCCATAGAAGAAATATTATATCAAGATTTAAAGAAGGCAAGCTAGATATCCTGCTGGCATCTTTTATATTAAAAAGGGGAAAGA